CGCACCGGCTGATTGATGCCAACGTATTTCGTCGTACCAAGATCGTCCGTCACATGTACGAAACGGCCAGCGGTCCAATACTGACGCGCGGCCATCCAGGCGACTTCGTAGACCGTCCTGCTCCACATCCGCAGCGTATCGGCGATCGGCTCGTGGGTCGCGGCACCGCCCGCCTGCTGCGCGAGGATGGCCCGGCCCGACAACTCCCGCGGATCGGTGCCGCTCATCGCCGCGTTCGGCCCGGACGCCTGCATTTCCCCCGTCGCGTGTTCCAGCAATTTGAACTGGCCCTGGGCGAGTTCGCCGCCTTCCTGTATCTCGAACTTCATGCCGGGATTGACGGAGATGAACCCGTCCGGCTTCGCCACTTCCCGCCGCGCCTTGTCGATATCCGCGACCGCGCCATCTTCCGCGATGACCTGCCTCACGCTCAGAAGATGCAGCGCCTTGCTGCGTCGTTTATTGATCTCGTCTTGCACGGAAATGAGATTGCGGACCATGCCGTAACGATTGTTTTCCCGATCGACGTGCGCGGACGCCATGATGAGGCCGGAGGTTGATTTGCCCTTGTTACCCCGGAATGGCGACTTCATCGGTTCGGCCAGGAAGCCAACGCGGGTCAGCGTGGAGACCCACCATTCATTCTTCTCCTGCCAGTGCATCTGCACGATGCGGACACGCTCGCGCGCGCTATCGCACCAGACCACCTCATTCGGCCGGTCGGAGTAAGATCCGGTTTGTGTCGCGAACGTGTCGGATATCAGGTCTTCCGCGTCAGGCCACGTTTCATATGCCTGATCACGGTCCATCCAGATGACGATGCCTTTGTAGCGCGCATCGCTAAAGTCCAGACGGCGCGAGTGTGGGTCCCAGAACAGACGGTCAAACGGCACCTGAGTTATGGTGATGTTCGCGCCACCCTGCCCGTCGTCCTCCAGCGCCAGGTCAGCGCCACCGGCGCCCTCGACCATCAGGCTTTCATAAACGTCCGAGCGGATCAGGGGGAAGTTATTGTCGTCGGAAATGTAACGAAGCCCCTGCGTCGCGGCGTTGGCCTTGTCCTCGTCGGTTGGATTGCGCGCGAACGCCTTGGGATCAGTGCGCGATTTGCGCTCCAGGCCGCACATCAACTCGACTTTATCGGCAATCTTATTGATCGTGATTTCCGGTTGCCCGCGCGCCTTCAGTGCTTCCTTTTCAGCGGATGACCACTGGTATCCGTCCTTGTAGTCACGATCACGTTGCGACAGCCGCCTTCCATCAGCGGTCACCGTCTCGCAATCCTCGAACCACCTGACCTGTCGCGCGTGGAGGTCGTCCAGATTGCGTGGGTAGCGGTCGGACGCGATGCCGGGGCCACCCTTCGGCCGGGATGCCTCGGCGGCCTCCGGCGCTGTCGGCGGGTCGGGGTAGAGGGCCTGGGACATCAGGTAGACGCGGCCGGCCGGATCACTTCGCGGATCGAGCCCTCACGGGCGGCGGCCATGGCGTCGGCGAGCAGCGACCGTATCCAATCCCGATCTAACTTGAAGCCGAGATCCTCGGCCGCCACCATCGCCGCGTCGGCCCACTTGTCCGGATCGTCGCGCACCGAACGCTGGAACTCCGCGCCGGATAATGTGCGGATGTCAGTCATTCATTGTCCTCCCCGTTTGCGGATGCGCTCCATGACGTTCACGCCACCCTCCAATCCCGCACTTCGCCCTCGTCACGATTGAACGCCGCGTCCCAACTGTCGCGCGGCTTCTGCCTTTCCATATCACGAACGTAAGGACGTGACATCATGGCGTATCTCATTCCGTCTGCGCAATGATCTTCCATTTCTGTGTCGACATCTTCAGCCCGGTTCGCATCATGTTGCAACGCCGGCAATGTCCGGATCAGATCCCGGCAGGTCGAGAACAGCACCACCATCGGGTTGCCGTCCGCGTCACCCACCAGCCGCGCGCGCACCTGATCCCAGCCGCCCATCGCGCCACGCTGCGGCACGCGCTTGTTGTCCGCCGGCCGGAACACTATGCGCGCCGCCTGGGTCATCCTGAACGCGATGCTTGGCCCGCCGTCCTCGCTGAAGATCGCCGGATCGGCCACGCCGATCATCATGCCGCTGGCGGGCTTCGGGTCGTCACGCTCGCGGGCCTTGATCCCCTCGGCCACCTGCTCGGCGGTCATGCGAAGCCCAACGTTCGGCTCATTCGGCTTCATGCCGTACCACTCGCGGTAACAGACGAGGCAGCCGCGCGCGATATCAGGCACGCTACCATCACTGATCGCCCACCAATGCACCGCGAACGGCCGCGCGCTGCCCCAGTCGAACGAGCGGAACCGCGCCCAGTGGTCGGGGAGGGATCGAGGCATGATGATGTGGCGATCAGCGGAAAACTCGGGAAAGAACGCCCCGGCGACCACGTTCCAGTCGCCGTCGCGCATCGCGCGCACAAGCTCCGGATTGCCCATGCCGGAGACCTTGTTCGCGTAGCCGGGGTCGTCCTCCGCCATCGACGGGTTATCTTCCAGCCGCGCCGGGATGTATTGCCGTAGCATCCCGCCCTCGACCTCCGGCATAATCTCGCACTCAAGCGGCGCGCGCGGATCGATGAACGCCGCCTTGACCCACTGATGACCGACGTTGCCGGGGTTCGATCCGCAGATGATGCGCGGAAACCGCCCCTTCAGATCGTCGGGGATCTTCACGCCGACCATCCGAAGACGCGAGCGCAGGAAGCGGTAGATCACGTCAGAGAACGTTGTCAGTTCGTCGATCAGCAGCAGATGGATTTCCGCGCCCAGATACTTGAACCTGTCCTTTTCGTCTTTACAGTGACATAAGTATATCTTCGATCCGTTCCAGAAACGTATCTCATCACCGACCATCGTCACGAGCCCGGCGCCGACCCATGGCGCCAGCATCATGCGCAGACCCTTCGGCCCCTCGATGTGATTCTTGACCAGATCGTCACGCAGGCGGCGGAACAGGTAGACCTGAAGCCCTGGTATCCGGCCGCACCACATCACGGCGGCCACGCGCATGAGAAAACTCTTTCCGCCGCCGACGGCACCGCCGTATAAAATCTCGGTGGCGAATGATTCCAGCGCCACGCTCTGCTTTTTGTGCAGTCGGATGTCTATCTCGGCCTTGCGTTGGTCCAGGCTACTCACGCGCCATCGTCACGTTGAGGACGGGCACGATCGGATCGATGGGGTTGCCGTCCTTATCCAAGGTCTGCGTGGATTGCGTGTCACGCTGGCCGAGCAGTTGCTTACCGAGCCAGACCAGCATCGTCGGATTGCCGTCCTCTACGGCGCCTTTCCATTGCGCCCGCCGTAACGTGGCGCGGCCCTTGGCGAAACCATGTTCGAGCGCATCCCGGAGCCCCTCCTCGCTGTCCAGGTGTCTGTAGAACGTCGAGCGGCCGATCCCGAGCACGGCGGCGATCTCGTCCCTTGTACAGCCAATTGCGGCACTGCGTTCTACGATACCCTGGTCGATCGTCGGGCTTGAGCCGGGGCCGGAGCGGCGGCCCATGTCGCGCGGCGGCACGTCGGCGTCATCGAAGCCCTCAAGCGGCATGGGACAATCCTCGCTCTGTTTCGGTCAGCACTGGAATCAGCGCACTCGCGATATGAAACATCATGACCGGGGGCACGGCGTTGCCGCAACGCGCCCACTGGTCTGCGTAGGAACCTGTCAGCACGTAATCGTCGGGGAACGCGCAGATGCGTTTCAGTTCGGCGATCGTGAACTTGCGGCGCTCGGTGGGATGCACGACCGATGCCGACGACATCGGCGCTGTCGGGGACCAATTATCCCCAGGCGGGCAGGTCACGGTCGGGCATGGAGCACCGAGAGACGGTTTAACAAGACTGCGATATTTCCTGGACTGCTCGCCGGGCTTCAGCTTGTCCCATTCGGCGCCGATCGCATAACGGGAGATATCGGTCTCGGCCTCGACCAATGATGCGGGGAACCGTCCATTGCCAGTCTGAGGCGAGGCGCCAATCGTCGGGCTCGCACTATTGGCTTGTCTCATCGCACCTTCGCCGAATGGTCCATTATCAGCCTGCCGAACAATCCACGGCAGCGCGTCGCGAACGCTGTAGCGATAGCTCAGAGGCGCCGGAAAGGCCGGTCTGGCGTCCAGATCCAGTCGCGTCCCAACAAAGATCAGCCGTTGCCGGGACTGCGGCACGCCGAGCCATTGCGCATCGAGCAGTTTCGCCTCAACCCGATAACCGCAGACCCGCAGCGCGCGGAGGATTTCGAGGAAATAGCCCTTGGCGGTGCCCTTGATCAGGCCGGAAACGTTTTCCGCGACAAAGGCCCGGGGTTGCAATCCCTTCAGCAGCCGCGCGAACTCGTGAAACAGATCGTCCTGGCGTTGCGTGGCATCGTGCGAGGTCGTGACGCGGCCCCATCCGGCTTCCCGCTTGCCGGCTGTCGAGAACGACACGCAAGGCGGCGAGCCGTCAAATATGTCCAATTCGCCAACGGCCAGACCCGTGACCTTCAGGATATCCTCAGCCTGCACGGCGCGAATGTCGCGGCCGTCCAGGACGGTCCCTGGCCCCATGTTCGCGGCGTAGCTATCGCGGGCCTCGGCGGTCAGTTCATTGGCGTAGACGACCTTGCAGCCCGCCATGCGGTAGCCGGTGGACGATCCGCCGCCGCCCGCGAATGTCGAGGCGACCTTGAGGCCGTTCCAAGGAATGTCGCGGATCTCGGCCATCGAGGGCACGCGGTAGGGCGGCTTGGTCATATCGGGTTGCCAAGTGTCAGGGCGATCGTCTTCGATCCAGTGTCTTCCCCCGCCTGAACTGAAACCACCATTGAGAACGGCTGGCGCGGGACAGGTATCAAGATTGATGCGCTGGCTTGCATTGGTGAAACTTCCGCCTGTCTCGATCCGAAGTCGCAATGTCATGGCGCATCCTTCGCCACTTGCTTGCCGCCGCTGAACACGTAGCCGCACTTCGGGCACTGGTGTTCGGTCTCGATGTCCTCGTCGTAACTGTCGAAACCATCCGGCGGTAGCGGCTCGACCGGGCCATCAAGGATGTCCTTGAGCTCAAGATCGCTGAATCCGATCAGACCGAGGTCGAAGCCCTCCAGCCCGAGCTCGCCCAACTCCAGCCGCAACAATTCGTCATCCCATCCGGCGTTGAGCGCCAGCTTATTGTCGGCGATGGCCAAAGCGCGCTTCTGGGCGGCGCTGAGGCCCGCCAGCGTGATCGTAGGTATCTCGGCCAGTCCCGCCGCCCGAGCCGCCTCCAGCCTGCCGTGGCCGGCGATGATGGCGCGGCCCTCGTCGACCAGGATCGGGTTGGTCCAACCGAAGGCACCGATCGAGCGGGCAATCTGCTGGATTTGCTCGGGGGAATGGGTGCGTGCGTTGCGTTCGGCGGGAACGAGTTCGGCCACTGGCAGATATGAAACCGCCAGTTTGGCTTTTAATTCGTCCTTTATTGCAGCGGCGGCACGAGGTTTTCGCACGGTTTCCCGCCAGTTTTCTGATGTGATATCCGGCTACCACACCATCTCCATCGTGTGTCAATACCAGATACCGCGAAATCAGCGGCTTACACGCCGCGATACCTCAGCGAGGCCGTTGGGTAAGTTGGCGGTATTAATCGGGTTTTTTGGGTGAAATCAGGTCTGAGCGCCCGGATTTTTGGTCAGATCTGGCCATTAACGCGGAAAAAGGTTCGCTGGCCGCGCGTTCAAACGGACGTTTGCGGGCGACCTCGAGGTTTGTACGAACGCCTCGCCCAGGGCCGGAAAATAAATCGCATCTGTCTGCATTTTGTCGTTGACGACGATATGCGGACACTGTAAGGTGTCTTCATCAACAAGGGACACGGACATGACGAAAAACCACCTCACCGGCCAGATGGAAACAACAGTTACGGAAATGACTGATGGCGAAGTGTTGGGATACCGCCGCTGGCCCGCGCACCTGACGGTCGCTCAGATGCGGGAGCAGATCGCATGGTGGCAATCGCCCGCTTTCAAGCGGGTCGCCTGACCCTCCGGCGGGGCCTCGTGCCCCGCCCCCACCTTCATTTCAGCACACACGGGAGACACGGACATGAGCATCAAGACCACGACGCTGGAACAAGCCGCCAAAGAAACCGAGGGCCTGCGTTCCGCGCGCATGTTCGACCCATGCGAGGCCGAGGAGTGGCTGGCTTACGTGCGGCACGGCCGGAAAATCGGCTACGAGGACACTGACACGCTCAACCGGATGGAACTGTTTGCCAACCACATAGCGGCGAACACCTCTGACGTTTTCTTGTCGCCGGAGACCGAGGCAAAGATAGCTGCGTTCATGCAAGTCGCGAACCGGTTTTGACATGACCCCCAGGGCCACCTCCGTCCCGACACCTGAGCAAATCCAACTCGGTGACACCGTGCGGCATGAGAGCGACGACGGTTCGATGGGAACCGCGCAAGTCCTCGCCATCGAAATGGGTCATGCGTGGTGCTTCTATCGGAAGGCGAATTGCCATCGCGTACAGGCTTTGGACAGACTGGAACGTCTGTCGTGACCCCCGCCGAGTTCAGCGCCGCCCTGGAGGCCCTGGGGTGGTCGCACAGACACCTTGCGCGGCTGCTGCGGTGTGACAGTGGGCTACCCACCCGGTGGGCGCGTGGGACGGCTCCGGTGCCCCTCCCGCTGGCGCGGTGGCTGGTCTCGGCGCGGGACTGGCACGAGCTGCACCCGGCGCCGGACGACTGGCGGGTCTGGCGGGCGGGGGAGATGAGACGATGACTGGCATCAAAGCGGCCTTTGAGAAGGCAGGCTACAAAAACAGCACCGAGGAATGGCCATCCGAGGATCTGTTGGACGTGGCGGTACGTGCGATGGTCCGTCACGCCGACGATGGCGAAGCGACGCAACACGCCATCTTCCGTGCCTGCCGTAATGACGCGGCGTTACTGCGTCAGTTGATCCTGCCGTGGTGGCGTCAGTGCACCGCGCAACTGATCAACGA